GATCAACCTCGGCGCCGGCAAGCGTGCCGTTGGCGTCGGGTGCAGAGCCGATCGAATAGTCACCGTCGAACGTGGCGGTGATGTCGGCATCGGTCTTGGTGAACTTGAGATAGGACACAAGCCCCAGATACAACAGATTGCCCTGCGGCAGAGCCGACAGGACAACAGTGCCATATCCCGGAGCACCGTCAGCAACAGCGAAGCTCTTGTTGACGGGAATGCGAAGCTTGACAATCTCTTGGCGTACCGCAGCACCGCGAGCCATGGAACGAGGAAGGCCCTTCATCGTAATATCCTTTCTTGGCGTTATAGAAAACTAGCGGAGGTCCGAAGACCTCCGCTAGTCTCCTATTAGACGCCGTACTCGCGGGTGATCAGGCGAGCGATCTTGATCATCTTGCGCTCGTTGAAGACTCGGTTCCAGGAGCCAGCGGCTGCCAGATTGTTGGAGGTTCCCGCATTGGTCGGACCGCCGGTAGCGTAGGTGCCGACGTAGGCGTGACCAACGGGATGCAATGCCCACTCGACACGCGAGTAGAGGATTTCCTGGCCAGCACCGTTACCGGCGGAAGGCTTGCGGTCGGTCTCGCTGGGAACCTTGGCGGAACCGTTGCCCCACTGGAAGGCGCCAGCGCCGAACAGCCAGGTGTGGAACACGCCGGCGGACTGCGTGACGCCGTCATCGACAACCACCTGGGCGCCGTTGAACGTCGGAACGGAGATTGCTGCACCGTTGATGGAATCGGGAATGAAGTCGATGAGGTTGTTCTTCCTCGCCCGATTGTAGACGACCGAATGCATCATCACCATGCTGAGGGCGTCCTGGGAATCTCCCATCGTGCCCTGCGCATCGATATACGCCTCGGTCGAGAAGTTGGTGACGCCGTCCGCAAACGCTGCGCCGGACACGTCGTGGGTGTAGTCCGCGGAGTCGTTCGCAGTGTTGTCCGCGAACACACCCGTCAGGGTGGCAACGAACGCGGCCTGCATACGACGGACCCAATAGTCCGACACTCGGTTGGCGATCGCCGCCATCGGATCGACACCAGCCAGGTCCTCGTCCAGGTCCATCACGCTCCAGGAATTGTTGCGCGAGATGCGCACCTGGATTTCCGAACCGGTCCCGATCTTGTTCGGGGTCGAGTTGGTGTCCGGATCGTCGGTCGACGTATTCTCGGCATCGTCGTCCAGGTCCTTGAAGAACGGGGCGTTGAACGTCGAACCGCCACCAGCCAGCAGGTTCGCCAGCTTGGAACTGGAAACGACTGCGCCCGAACGAACCAGGCGGGACTTCACTTCCGTCTGGAGGCGGACATAGGGATCATAGACCTCGGGAACGATGAGATCCGCGAGTCGCGTCACACCGGACGCAAAGGCCGCCGGACGAGCAAGTCCAGCGAGGGGGACCGCGGACAGCGCCGCAGCAATAAGAGCAAACTTACGAGCCATAGGATTTCTCCGGTTGGGATCTTGGACGCACCAGACCCCATGGCTGGCAGTTTGAAAACAAATCGGGCTCATGCCCTACAGAAATTGTATAACATGAGCCCGACAGTAGTGCAAGCCCGAGGGCTTAATTTTTTGCGGTCTTCTTCAACCGTTCCGCCAACGCAGGATCATCGCGGGTAATTTGACCCTGCAAAGTCAGATTGTGTAGTTTCCTTCGACCAAGGATTGGTAACTCGATCACCACCACCCCCGCGATTGCCACCAGCACCACCGACCCTCGGACGGCCCCCACCAACTGGGGTTTCTTGGTCTGGAGTTCCTTAAGCCANNCTNNAGTTGTCAGGCCGACGCCGTAGCCGCTCTCGTCTCGGACCAAAGCGACGCCGCTCGTCGTCAAGTTCGAGCACGCGCTCGGACAACATCAGAGCATCTTCCAGGGCTTCGGGGAGAAGCTTCAGCTTCGTAGCCTGCTCGCGCACCTGATCGTGGATCTGGCGCCGCGTCTTGGCTTCCTCGTGAGTCTTGATAGCTGCCTGGGCCTCGGTGAGCTGGGTGCGGGCAGTGGCAAGCTCACGCTCCACGGGCGCCATCTTGGCCTGGAGGCGCGCTTCCACCAGCCTGTCCAGCTTCTTGGGATCCGCACCACCTTCAGCAGCAGCTTCCAATTCGGGAATGCGGTCTAGGTCTGCGAGAACCTCATCGATCGGACGACCGAGCTTGGAGATAGAAGCCTTCACCGCCTTGTGGTCACCGCGTTCCTTTCGCAGAGCCTCAGCCAAGGCAGCAAAGTCGGTGAATGACTTCACGCCGTTGACGCCTTCGATAACGACGTTCAGCTCCCAACGTTCGCCACGCTTCACATAGAGCGACTTAAACGTATCGGGAATGTCAGCCTCATCAGCATAGAATGCAGCCAGGCTTGTACCGTCGTAGGCAGCCGGGCGCAGAAAAGATGTCGCCAGAAGCGACGGCAGAAACAGGGTACGATGCAGCATCACGCTTTCTCCTCGAATTACCGCGTCATTGCGGCGGATATGACCACACGGTCATTACTGCGCGGGCGGCTTGGCTGGTGCCACCGGCGGCTTGTTCTTGGGATCTTGATTGTCCAGCTCTTTGTCTTTCTGTTCGAGAGCTACTGGATTCATCAAGACTTGGACCATCGTGCGTTCTTTCACAATGGTCTCGAATTCTTCTTTGAAGCTCTTCTTGGTAATACCACGGTCAGCCATCCAGGCGTGCAAGCTCTCATAGGAAATCGGAGCGCCCTTGTCCTTGGCGTCCATCATCTGATTGAGGTCCTGGCCAGTTGCAGACGTCGAGGTAAACTCCTCGTTCGGCTCGACCTTGATCTTACTGTCGTCCTCACCCATCCAGCGCGCAGCATGCTTCAATTGGGCCTCGATAGCGGCGCCACTGGTCAATGCAATCTGTTTCAGGGTAGCGGTCTGTCCCGCGAGGCGCGTCTTCAGTGCCTCGCCCGATTCCTTGTCACCGACTCGTGCGTTAACAAGCTGGCCGGCACGCACCTCAGCACGTTGCCGATCGTTTGCGATAGCTGTACGCTGCTCCGGGAGCCCAGCGCTCTCGACGCCCACATACTTAGCGTCTCCACCTTGTTCGATTTCAATGCGAGCACCGGCACCAGTACGAAGAGGAAGCTCTTCTGCAGAGGTTGCGTCCTTGTTTTGAACTGCGCCAATCAGGACCAAAGTATCCTGACCCTGCATGAACAGATTCTGTCGATAGTCAGCTTCACCACGATAAATGGAAAGCATCATATTTGCTAGACCGAGCAAAGGTGCACTGTCTGGAAGTGCAAGCAGGTCTTTTGAATTAACGAACGTGAAGGGGATTTCTTTCAGCACATTGCCGCGAAGCATCGGAGTTCGCATGCCGCTCGACTCAAACGTAGGAGCGCCGGTACCAGTCACTTTGAAAAGGCCCGTGTGATAGTCTCCCGGGCTGACAAGATTGCTCCCTAGCATGCAAACTCGATAGCGTGTCTCTTCGGTCCAATCAAATGCGTCTTGTGAGGTCCGGGCGTAACCGCTTTCATTCAGGATAACAAACTGAAGATGAGTTTGGTTGTCCGCGCCTTCCCCTGTGTCCCAATTGCGCACCGCCTCGGCACTATACATGGCGATATAGGGCAAGGGGTTGCTAGGGTCCGGATTCAAGGGCATATCGGTCAACAGGCCCAAGCGACCAGTGATCAATTGCTCTTCATGAACTCGACGCATCAATTGTTCGATTGTCTCGCCCTGGTTGCTGCGAACAGCCATCACCTTCTCGGGGGCGGTAATCTGCGGAGGCTTATAGTTTAGGAGACCAATATAGGCCTCAACTGCCTCTTTGAAGAGGTCGTGCCATACAGCACGAAGTTTATAATTCTCATAGTTCTGGAAACCAATATCTTTCGAGGATGTCATTCCGTCAAGAAACATACTGGTCGTTGGCTTCAGATAAATCTGCCCCTTCCTTTTGATAACCTTTTCACCAATATAACAGTCACGAAGCTTTTCCCAGTCGTCCATAAAGTCGTCGTATGAAGGATGTTTAGCGTCGATGGGCATATCGAACCTCAGGTGCTGCCAACGGTTGTACCAGACTTCGTAATAATCTGTCCAGCGGGCCAATGCCAGTCAACAAAATATCCGATAGCCGTCGTAATGTGTTGAGTTTCGTTCTTATCGTCTTCCTGGAACGTTGAACCTTCTTTCAGCTGAACAGTCTCAAGACCTTTCTTGGACCATTTCGCCTTCTGAGGATTCACATACAGTCGAAGGTCACCTTTGGCGTTCTTGATCATCGCTCGAACAGCATTCTGTCGATTCTTAATCGCAGGGTTCTTCGGTTTTACCCGACGTTCATATTTCCAACCGCGAAGACGTAGAACTTCTTCAATATTTTCGTAATCTGACTTGTGACCGTGCTTCTCACCAGCCTTACCGTGGGCGTCGCCATAAATATAGACAAACTTGTTCTCGTGATTCTCGAATTTATCACAGAATTCTTTAGCTGACTGTTCAGCAATAGCACCTTCGAGCACAACCTCGTTGACGATAATTGGGATACCGTTTCTGATAACCACAACAGCAGAGCTCAGCGGCGTGTAATTCTGGTCATGTGTCCAATGGAGGACTTCCTTAGGATACGGTTCGGCGTTCGTATAATTGTCTTTGCTGAAGTCCTCATAGATACGACCACCAGCGGTTTCGAAACTTGCTTCGTACTCCTGTTTGAATTGCTTGAGCGACATTGTTCGCTTTGCGNCCTCGATAACGTCGGGCGGTAGAACTCTCAGTCGCTCTTCCAGTGATACGTGCGATAGTCAGGATTACTTTCAGTACCAGCCTAGATCAGCCATATCCTTGTAATGGCCTAGACCCTCAGGCACACCGATGAACCAACAGAAAGCTCGATATTCTGGACGCCGTGGGTCAACTGTGTTCAACGCAGGAAGNATATTCTCATTNATGGATTTCTCTTTGACGTTTGCGATTTCGTCAATGATACCNCCATCCCAAGGAATACCTTCGAAGCGNGCNGGCTCATCGAAACCNAGCACATGCAATTCGGTTCCNTTAGGAAAGAAGATAATTAGGTCAGTTTCACTNGGACGCTTCAGATGTGTGCAGCTGAAGGTCATATCCTTCAGATCATTCCACCAAATCTTCTTTGCTTGTTCACGAGTTGGAGCCCCGGCAAAGAACTTTCGATTCGGCATATACAGGGAGCGCTTGGATAAGAACCGTTTGGCACGTTCAGTCTTACCTGAGCGTCGACCAGCCGGCACAACGGGAAAACGAATTCCGTTATCAACAGCTCGGATCAAATTTAGTTGAACTGGATGAGGTTTCAGGTCATACCAGCGATCGCGCGCACGCGCAATCAAAAGGTCTTGATCTTCCGCCATTAATCGGGCAGGTGCTTGGCGACAGTCTTGAGGTCTTCCACCAACCTCGAAACCGCATCACCAGTCTTGTCGGGTGCCTGGTCCAGCCCGTGCATACCCGCGAGCACCTTAGCAGCAGCAACCCGAGTCGCCATCTGCCCGCTCTGTGCACCTTCACGCAACGTCGCTAAAATCAGTGCACGGTCCCGGGCAATCAAATCCTCTTCCTTAATGTCGCCGAGATCCAACTTACGCTTCATAATCTCCTGCTGAACGTAAGGCTTTACCAGCAACGTCTTGGAGAATTCGACAGCAAATACATGATCAAAACCAATCCGAAGGCACGCCTCAAGGGCGTTGAAATCCTTCATATATTCTTCGACGAATTTGTCCCACAATGCCTTCTCCTGAGGGGAGGGTATGGGCGCAAAGAACATTGCAGGATTCAGAGGGTCTGACATGTTACTCTCCGATCGACTGAACGCGACCGTTATGCTCGGAGTGTAACGGAAACCGGCCTCAGGCGCAACCCTCTATTTAGTAGGGCAATACGTCCAATTAAATAGAGCAGTGGTGTGGCCCAATTCGGACACATTAAGAGTTCCCAACACAATGATGAGACCAATCAACAGATATCCAATCCAAAGAATGCTCCGGTTCTGTTGCTGCGTGTGATCCGGTTCCTGATAATACCGATATCTCTTATCGCGTTCCATCGTTAGGTGCCTCCGGGTTCAGTCCGAGCTTCTTACGGACTACATTCTCCAACATTGCAATCGTTGTGCTGGCACCAAGCCATCCGCAGACACCGACGATCACTCCTGTCCAAGCCTCGCTCATCTGCATGGCCTGGCAAGTGAAAAGAACGAGAACACCGACGAATCCTGCAGCGCAACCTTCAACGATTGCACGCAGCCAACCAATTTTCTGATTAGAATGTATGGTGCGAAGCAAATGACCCATTACGCCTCCAAAGGAAGCGAACGCGGCGTACATAAACGCCTTCATCCACCAAGGATCTAGATTCATAGGGCACCCTAAGCTGATAGACAGCGGCCCATGCCCTGTATGTGGTTATCGTGTATAGCGATTAAAAGGTTATCACGCAAGGTATATTTTCAGACGTTAATTATTCATCATATCAATAACACGATCGACAAGAGCACCATCGCGAGCTTGACAGTCAGAATATCTGCGTTCAGTCTTTAGAATCCATTCGGCTAAATCCTCGTCTGTAGCCCAAACAATAAAATCCGGACATTTAACGAGGAGGCCGCTGTCGACTACAGGCTTCACTCTGTGGATACTTGGCGCACAATTGCTCACGAACAGCATTGATACGCTCATTACGCTGGCAAGCATCATTGCGCGGAATGTTCGAAAGAAGTTGCATGCCGTATTCATATTTGCTCTCGTTCGCATTAAGCTGTCTAGTTAGCGAACCGATCGCTTTGGCGTTATCGGCTTTATCAATTTCTCTTTGATCAATAAGTGCTTGCGCCCCTGCAGCTTGGCAGTCTTTCCATTGCATGCGGTACCAAACCGTCCCGCCGGTACCACCTAGCAACCCCACAGCAGCGATTGCCCACGGGAGCCAGCTGAGTACGCCGCTTGCGCGTGCAACTACCTTGGTGGCGCCACTCGCTACGTCAGCGACAGTTTCAACGACCTCCATTGCGAAGCGCCTTGAATGTGTTGTTACCGGCTTGTCCGTCAACAAGCAAGCCGTTGCGCTGTTGGAATGCGCGAATATCGTNATANTCACTGTCCTTGCCCATATACTTGGGCAGATTGAACAGGCTTAGATTCAACTGGTAGAACGCNACACGTTCGTTCCAATGGTTCCAACCACCNTTAACGAGGATCTGCGTCACACCAAACCAGCCNTGNCGGGCNGCCANCGGAAGATTGGGTTTGTANCGAGTCCAGAAATACGCNGACACGAGTGATGCATATTCCGGTTTCTCCATCAACGATGGATCATTCTCAAAATCTACACCAAGGGCCTGGCCAGCCTGGCGAGCAACATCACGCCCAGTAAGCTGGATGTCACCGCGACCGGGATAACGTACACCATCGCCAGGATAGATGTTCCCGAGATCGGCCCGCCCTTCATAGTTTGATCCGTCGTGGATCTCTCGTGTGTAAACGAACTGCCCACTTTCAATCGCTACGTGGGCGCAATAAGCTGCCACTTCCGTAGGATCTTCAATCTTTCCCCATTTCATTGCCGCGTTGAAATACGGTGCCTTCCGCTCCAAGATTGTGCGGTTAGCTTGAGGAAACATGAGCTTAAGAGTTGGGAGGGAAAGTTCCATGTTGCACTCCTAACAGATAACGAGTCAGATGTAAAGTGGCTTAAACTCTTCCATCCAATCACGGATGACATCGTATGTAGCTTTGCACATAGGTTCAATTTCTGTCGAATTAGCAACCAGGACATTTCGCAGTCCTGACATCGACCAATAGGACCGCGAATCCTTGGAGAAGTCTTTTCCCGGTCGATGCATTTCAATTTTCATGCAGTTCTGGATTCCAACGAGTTTAACCACAGGTACCGCTTCCGCGTGAAATCCGCTGTCACTAAAGAAGATATATTGCTCCGGCAGAATAGCACTGGTGTCACGAATTCTACGCAATTTGTCAGCAGCAACATGACCGAAGAAATCATCGCCATATGTAGGCTTGATGAAATTCTCCGAGAGGCCGATCAAATAGTTCCGNGGCGTACCACCTTTTAACGCAGGATGAGGTTCGTCCTTGTGGGCTTCGAGCCACTCAAGCGTACAANCCAACAACGCACACAACTGAGCTTTCAATGGTGCAGCAAATTTGAGATGGTGGAATTTAAGTCTCCGGCCCAACCACTCAATAGCAGTGTCTTTTCCAGAATGTGGCGGACCGTTGAAGAATACAACTCTCATTTGTCTTGCTCTCGATAGGGTTTGAAGAAACGCTCGGCGTTGAAAGTATGACGTTGCTCCTCGCCGTAATGCCGATCATAAATAACAACTTGCATCTGTCTCGCGTTACGATAGCCCGCGTTAGCTGAATGTGCATCGTTGGGAATAAGAACTGGAACAGTCTCACGCGAGACGCCACTCTCATCTTTGGCCATACTCTTATGGTGCACATGACCTGTAAAAATATAACGATTCTCGCAACGTCCCCAAGACGCACGCATGTCATTGGCCATTACCATCGGCATACGTTCAGGCTTGGTCTTGTCGCCGTGATGAAATCCGAACAAGTTATTACCCCATTCGAAATATCTAAACACAGCAGGTGAGGGATCGATTGTCACGTTGGCGTCGTCAACGTAAAATTCAACAAGGAACGCATTGATAAGTTCAGCAACCGACTCGTCATGATTTCCGGGTAGGAATATAACATGGACCTTTTCGTGCCGCTGGCGCGCTGCTGCGATAATTTGGCGGACAATTCGGATAGACAATCTTCCAACCTTGAAGAATCGAGAGTCTGTATCAAGAAGATTCTTGTGCTTCGGTGTCTCAGGACGGAGGCCATCGTAGTGAGTGAAATCTCCCATGAAAGCCAAAATGCATTGTTTCGACGCAGGCGCACCAGCGAGCAGATGCGCAGTAGCTTCTGGCAGTAGTCGTTCGGATACTTTGCTGTCGAAATTTTCATCCAATGTCTCTAACGCCCATGCCATCATACCTGTATGGTAATCACCGATTGGATATACAGCTAACAAATCTTGAAATGCCCTATCAGGA